AGGTCATGTTCGCCTCGTCCTTATTGGTCGCTCAAGTGCGCACTGCAGCGGATGCCGAGCGCCAAGGGGCACCCCGCCGTCCGGCGGCCTGCCCCTAGCATGGGGCGATTCCGCGGCCAAGTGTAGGAGGAGCTTTGAAGTATGTCGTCTTCAAGCTAGTCCCTGTCCAGTGCCGCGTCCAACCGCCAGAAGTGCGGACCGATAAATACCGGGCTGTCTATGGACGGCGCTTCTTTAGGAATGGCCGGTTGTGTTTCACATCACATCAGCCAGTTGACCGTAAGTGCGAGGGGGTAAATTCGTACTGCACGGTCTTCGGACCAACATTCTTCCACGAGGGCGTCATCTATGGCAATACAGCCACCAACCTCAACTCAGCCTTCTCACGCATCAATCTTCAACGTATAAACAGAGCGACTGATCGCCGGTTGCGGCGGCAACAGAGAGAGTTCATAGCTAACCATGAGGCACTGATCACCAGGATCCTGCGTACGCTCTGGCACTTTACCGATTACGGTACCGCCGTGCAGTATGCCATTGACCATGCCGACGACCCACATGAGAAGCGAGCGGCCCGATCCGCGGCCAAACTCGACGCCATGCAGAACGGCTATTTTCTGCACGACACTTTCCACCGGCGCATGCGGGTTTGGTACAAAATGAAACTCCTGGAAATCGCCAAGCTGCTCAAAGTGCCCAGAACCATTGGTGACTTCGGTGTCATGATGTCCTTGCTCGGCTTTTGTGTGAAGTTCTGGAAGCGCGACTTCTCCAAGCCAATCACCATCGACCGTGACACCTTCCGCTTCGTCCAGTCACCCGCTGACGCGTCCTTCCGTGAGATTTTCCGCAATATAGCTTCCCCTGACGGGATCTACTTCGCGGCCTTCTCTGATGATGGTGTCTACTCAATTCTAATCGATGGTCGGATTGTCAGCTTCAATGTCGACATCAGCAAGTGCGACACTTCGCATGAGCCCGAGCTCTTCGAGCTACTCCGTGACACTGCCCCAATCGATTACCGTGACGCCTTCGACGCATTGATACGCCAGCTTCTCTTCCCTGTTGTCTTGTTCAACCCCGAGGATCCCGACGAGAGGGTGATGCTCACGCCCGCACCACGCGGCTACACGCTATACTCTGGCAGCGTGCTCACCACAATCGTGAACGTCTTTGCCATGTTCTTGATCTTCCTCTCCTTCCGTGAGGACCGACCTACCACCGTCGCCGATCTGCACACCTCCGCCGCCCGTGCAGGTTACCTCATCTCCGTCGAATCAACTCGAGACCTCCGTGACGTCTGCTTCCTGAAGCATTTACCGGTGTTAGACCTCATCACCGAGGAGTACACTGGTCTTATGCATCCGGGAGTCCTCTTCAGAACGATTGGTCGCTGCAAGTTCAACCTTCCTGGTAAGTTACGCTTCGCAG